TGACTAGTCAAACTACTGGAGCTAGAAATACAGTTATTGGCTACGAAGCTATGTTTACAGCAGATGGAGGAGAAGATTACAACACTATAATTGGAAGTCAAGCTGGTTATTACATAAATAATGATGCTTCTCACGATAATGTTATTATTGGTAAAAATGCACTACAAGGTGGAACTGGCACAATTCTTGGTAATGTAGCTATTGGCTCTGGTGCTATGGATGCTGTTAGTAATAACAACCAAACTGGAGTAGTTGCTATTGGAAATGATGCTTTAGGAGCATTGACATCTGGAGCTAGTAATACAGCTATCGGTTATCAATCTGGATTGTATCTTACAACTGGTGGAAGTAATACTTATGTGGGTTATGAGGCTGGAAAAGGCGTAGATGGAACACCCCAGACTGGTGGTAATAATGTTGCTATTGGACAAGGTTCTGGAGTTCTTTTACAAGGTTCTGCCACATCAAACACTTTTGTGGGTACTGCCGCTGGAGATGTAGTTACAACTGGTACTAACAATGTCATTATTGGAACATTAGCAGACCCCAATACTGCGACTGGAACAAATCAAACTGTTATAGGATATAATGCAGTTGGACAAGGAGACAATACAGTAACATTAGGTGATTCTAATGTAACTCATGTTTGTTTAGGTCATGAAGGTGCAACTGCTGTTGCTAAAGCCGCTGGGTTTGCATTTCCAGCAACTCAAGTAGCTAGTGCAAACGCAAATACTTTAGACGATTATGAAGAAGGTACTTGGACACCAACCTTTAGAGCTGCTGGTGGTAGTGCTGGTAGTGTTGATGCAACTGGTTCTGGAGGTAGTTATACTAAAATAGGCAGACAAGTTCATATACGAGGTAGAGTTGATGTAACTAATGTCGGTAGTTACTCTGGTAATATTCAAATGGGTGGAATACCATTTACTGCTGGGGGTTCTGCATCTGATTTTCATGGCGTTGGAAGGTTAGCTTTTGTCACATTAGCTGGGCATACAATAATAGCAAGATTGCCTAGTGGTGGAAATACAATAGATTTTGCAGAAATGAATTCTGGAGGAGGAATTACCTTTCCACAAGTAAGTGAAGCACAAGCTGGAGGAAATACTAGCTTAATAATTGAAATAACATACTATATTTAATTTCTAATTGGATAATTAGATGGAACAAATAACAAGGAAAAACAATGTCAATTACTAAAGAGTTAAAAGATGATTATGAAGTTCGTGGAGAATACAAACATATTAATGTTCGCACTAAAACTTCAATCATGGAAGATGGTAAAGAATTATCATTTTCATATCACAGAAAAGTATTAACACCAGATATGGATGTAAGTGGCGAGTCTGCTGAAATCAAAGCATTAGCTGGTGCAATTTGGACTGATGCTATTAAAAAGGCGTGGTCAGATAAACTAAAAGCAGATAAGGAATAAATATGAACTGGTCAGAATACAAAGCAAAAAAAGGTAAAACAGCCGACTTTGCAAAAAAAGAAGTAGTAACAAGAAAAGCTGTCAAAGAGGTTAAAGACTCTGAGGGTGTAGTAGTAAGAAAGGCAGAGGCAGAAGAAAAGAGAGCCTATGTAGCTATGGTTCAAAAGGCTTGGAATCCAGCAACTGGAGAAAAGCTAGATGACCAAGAGCAAGAATACTCACTATCTCAGCTTGAATCAGAAAAGAAAAGATATGATGATGATATGGCTAGAGCCAAAGAGTATAGTGATGGATTAGCAGAAGCTATTGCAGACTTTAAAAAACTTTAAATAACAATAGGAGTTAATAATGGCAAAAAAAGAAAAAGAAATGCCTAAAGAACAAGAAGTAACATTATTTGATAAGACTTATAAAGAGTCTGAGTTGAGTGATGAGCAAAAGGTAATGATTAATCATGTAGCTGACTTGGATAGAAAGATAGGTTCAAGTGAGTTTAATCTTCAACAACTTAGGTTTGGTAAGCAAGCTTTTTTAGATGCTTTAAAAGCTAGTATAGAAAAGGAAGATAGTGAAGAAGAAAAAGAAAAGTAATCAATCAACAAGTTATAACATCCCCATAAAGTTTGTCTTTGTGGGGGTGATAGCAAGTTTTTTAATAAGCTGTAGTGGTTGGTCTATTATGGGACATGCATTAGATGAAGAATATCCTAGTGTATTAAGTACAATTATAGATAAAGACTCTGTTGAACATTTCTATAATGGCTCTATACATAGTGGCGATAATTGGTGCTATAATCATAATCAGTATGAAAAAGTGGAGATTAAGTGAATGAACAACCACAAACTGCTAGGAGTTATAGGACTAGCGTTCTTGACGACAACGCTATTATTTCTATTAACCTCAAATGGATGGCTCAGATTCTCGTATTGTGTGCTGGTCTTGTTTACGGTTACTATAGGATTGAGACTAGAATTGCAACACTTGAAGATGGGATGCTATCTGCAAACACAGAAATTAGGAACTTACTTACTAAACATGAGTTGGAGGAAACTCAATCCAGAGAAAAATTGGAAGAGAAGATATCCTTCTACGAAAAAGAGTTCAATATAAACCCATTAAGTTGGGGTAAAAAAAGGAAAAAGAGATAATGGATTTCATGGCAGTTTACGGAGAAGCTGGAATGATAGGAATAGTAGGTATAATGTTTGTATACCTAGTTGTTTCTTTATCTAAAAAGTCTGAGGCACAACAAGAATCTCTTAAGAACTTAGAGGTAGAAAACAAAGGGCAGTCTGAAACAATAGCTAATATGGAAGGTATGATTATAAAACTTATTGCAAGATGGAATGAATCTGATTCTGTTAGGGATAGAAGATATGAGCAAACTATGGAAGCTATGTCAGACTTAGAAAAACAATTATCAAGGATGGATGGCATTATGAGTAGAATGAATGGGCATAGTAAATAATGGACAGTTTAAAAGTATCTGGAGCTAGTTTTGCAAGTCAAGTCATAGTCTTTATGGATATGTTACCATACTTTTTAGGTATTGCAATAGCTGTAATGAACATAGTGTATTTATATTATAAAATAAGAAATGAAAAGGAGTCGTAGATGTTAGGAAAAGTAGTAGCTCAGTATTTATTAGACGATGAAGTTAAAGCTGATTTAATTGCATCTGTTAATAAATCTATTAATGTACCAATGATAAACGAAAAGACAGAAGCTAAAATATTAGAAGCTATCTGGGAATTATTTGAAATGGCAATTAAAAAAAAGTTGGGAGTATAAATGACACATTCGATAGTAACATTAATCATAGCGTCTTCTTTGCATGGACAACCGCTAGAAGAAAATAAATATCAAGAACAGTATGCTATGATGGAAGATGTAAAGAAGAAAAAAAAGAAAGGTAAGAAGATTGGTGGGAGTAAAGGTAAGAAGTCTAAGAAAGGTTTCTTCTCTAAAATCTTTGGTTCTAAGTAATGGCTAAGACTCCAGCTTGGCAACGCAAAGCAGGCAAGAATCCTAAGGGAGGCTTAAACGCTAAAGGAAGAAAGAGCTACAAGGGTGGTACTTTAAAAGCTCCAGTTAAGTCTGGAGATAACCCAAGAAGAGCTAGTTTCCTTGCAAGAATGGGTGGTATGCCCGGGCCAGAAAAGAAAAATGGTAAGCCTACTAGGTTGCTACTTTCTTTAAGAGCTTGGGGTGCTAGTTCTAAAGCAGATGCCAAGAAGAAAGCTGCCGGCATTAGCAAAAGAAACAAAGCTAAGAAAGGAAAGAAGAAATGAATAAGAAGGTTAAAGCTCCTGCTGGTTATCATTGGATGAAATCTGGTAGTAGTTATAAGTTAATGAAGCATAGTGGTAAGTTTAAAGCTCACAAAGGTGCAAGCGTAATGGCTGATTTTAAAGTTCAGATGAAACATGCATCTCCTAAAAAAAAGAGAGGTAAGTAATGCCAAAGAAAAAGAAAGGCTTATACGCCAACATACACGCTAAGAAAAAAAGAATTAAGGCTGGTAGTGGCGAAAAGATGAGAAAGAAAGGAGCTAAAGGAGCACCAACAGCTAAGAACTTTAAACAAGCAGCTAAGACCGCTAAGAAAAGAAAGAAGAAATAATGCCTAGATTCGGTAAGACAAGCAAAGCAAGACTTAAGGGTGTAGACTCTAGGTTAGTCAATGTTCTTAATGAGCTTATTAAGATAATGGATGTTACCATTATTGAAGGATTGCGTAGTGAAGAACGACAGAAAGAGCTGTTGGCTAAGGGAGCTACTAAGGTTAAATACTCAAAGCATATGGAAGGTAAAGCTGTGGATTTAGCTCCCTACCCAATAGATTGGAAAAACAGAGATGGGTTTCATTATATGGGTGGCATGATTAGAGGTATTGCAAAACAACTAGGTCTTAAAGTAAGATGGGGAGGAGATTGGGATTCTGATGGAGATGTTAAAGACAATGGCTTTGACGATTTAGTTCACATAGAGATAAGAGACTAATGCCTAAAAAATTCTTAAATATTGATGACTTTAGTAAAGGAATTAATAATGTCAAAAACAGAAGAGACTTAAGAGTTGGAGAGGCTTCTGCATTAACTAATTTTGATATTGGCAATAGGGGAGAGTTAAAACCATTAGGTTACTTTCATGAAGCAACTAATGCATCTGCAGTAGCTGTTGGTGGAACTAATGTAGATGTTGTTACAGCCTCAGTTAATCCCGGATATGGATTGCATTATTTTGAATATGATACAGAAACTGGTACTGCTGGTTTTTCTATAGCCGGAACAGATGTTAGCGGTGACATTACAATAGGAGCTGGGGGTGTTAGCTTAGGAGCTTCTGATGGTACTGACAGTAATTACCTCATAGGTTTTATATCTTCTGAATTTACACAGACTGTTAATATCACTAGTGGAGATGCCACAGTTACTCATACAGCAAATTCTAGAATTGTAAGAGGGTTGCCAGTATCGGGTACTGGTATACCAAGTGGTGCAACTATAGCCAGCGTTACCAATACAACTACATTTGAATTAAGTGCAAATGCAACTGCTAGCTCTAGCCCTATTTGCACATTTACAGATACGCAACCAGTAACTCAATTAAACGTAGAAAATTCAAATTGGATTGCTATAAGTGCAGCTACTGATTTTTTAACAAATTCCTCAAATAGTTTTTTAAAAAGTATTACCAATTCTGATTTTCCTGTAAAGGTTGTAATAACAGGAACTGCTCTTAACAATGGAACTTATAATATAATTTCAGTTCATGGCGGTGGTTATTCGGGAAGTGGAGTTGCTGATTTTATTGGAAATTATGGGGCTAATCATTCAATTAAAGCCAAATCTACTCTTTCATCTTTTCCTTTAGTAATGCAAATTTCAGAAGAATTAACTCACGAAACTATATCTGCTGGAACTACAGTTAACTTTAAAAGGTCTGGTGGCTATACTCCAGATGTTGCATTGTTATTAGGTAATACAGATGATAGTAAAGTTGATGTTTTTCACGCAACAACCGATACTTGGGCTACTGATGTAATTGATTTAGAATCTATAGTAAATTCTGGTTCTTATCCAGAGTGGGTATTCTATTCTGCTAACTCAGCCGTTAGAATTGCAGACGCGAACAAACTTAATATATCTATTCCTAAATGGTATGGATATATAAAAAGAGACCAATTTACTGCAAAAATATCAAACAAATCATCTGGAACAGTATACGCATTTGTATCTAGGTCTATTCCCTCTGGTTTATACGTTGAAACTAATAATTTAGAAGCTCCATCTTCTGGAGATTTTATAGCTGCTGGTTCTGTAAACGGAACAAATGAATATAATATGACCGCTGGAAAGGGCTGGTCTGTATCTGTTACTGAATCTACCGATGAGGGAACTTGGGAAGCTTTAACTTATGAGTTTGCAACTACTTTTATATATGATGGAAACCAAGAATCGTTAATAAATGAGTTGTCTACTACGTTTACAGCAACAGGATTAAAAAAGTTTCTTATTAATGTGTACGCTTATTACGATAAAGACACAGAAGCTTTTTATGCCAATAGAATTTCTGGGGGTAGGGTTTATATTAGGGAAAGTGGAACAAGCGATGATTGGACTTTGTTAGCAGACATTGATATTAGAAGAGGGGTAAGAACTTCTTTGCTTGGAGCACATGATAGATGGGTATTAGATGGAGCTACTGGAGCTAAAAATCTTTCGGCTCAAAAATTTAGAGTAACTATTCCTACGAATACTACTACTGGAAACAGAGCTTCTCAATACTGGATGCTTTCAAAAACAGAACCTAGTTTAGAAACGTATACAGCATTAAACGGATTTGACCAGTCTGCTACACAACTTTCATTTGGAATAGAGGGTTCTAGCTACTCAACCGCAATTGTTGCAAACAGAAGAGCATTTGTAGCTAATGTTAAATATAATTCTGGGGATACTGGAGGGTTTGCTCCTTCTGGGCCGGGTGCAGATGCAGGATACGGAAGATTTGCTTCTGAGTTTGTTAATTATGGCGATAGGATTATGTTTAGTGAAATAGGAAGGTATGATACTTTTCCTAATTTTAATTATATTGAAGCGTCAAAAGGAGATTCTGAAAGCTATATAAGATTAGAAAGTTTTGCAGATAGGTTATTAGCATTTAAACAAAGGACAATGCAAGTTATTAATATATCATCATCGTCTCCAAACAATTGGTTTGTTGAAGATACTGTATACTCAGCAGGAGTTTTATACCCTTATTCAGTTGCAAAAGGAACAAGAGGAATAATCTGGGCAAATACTAATGGTGTTTATATTTATAATGGAAATTCAGTTGCTATGGTTAGTGAAGGAAAAATAAGTGACTCTGATTGGCTTACTTTTTCAAATGGAAAGCAATTGTCTGTTGGTTATATAGGGAGTTCAGACCAAGCGTTAATTATACAAGATGTAGACAGTACGCAAGAAGCTTATTTGTATGATATAAGAGCAAATGCTTTTACTTTTGCAGACAACATAGACCCAAATTCAGCCACATTAACAGAGCCTCCGTTTACTAATTTTGTAAATGATAGTTCTGGAAATCTTATTATGGGGTATGATGTTGAAGGCACTTCACTAGGTTCTACAGGAGCTAACGATGTTCATTTTACTAGGTGGGTTAATGATGTAGGAACACATAAAGTATATTTATTAGAAACTCCAGATTTTGATTTAGGTAGTCCAGCATTGATAAAAAAGTTTTATAAAATATATATTACCTATCAACATACAGATTCTAATGCAATACCAGCTACGAGAGTATTTTATCAAATTAATCAAAATGGAAACTGGTTGGCTATGGATGTGTCTAATTCAACAACAAATGGATTTCCGCAAAAAAATGGAGTGTACGGATTAAGTGTTTTTGCTCCTTCAAGTATAGTGTCATTTCAAAGTATAGCTTTTAAATTAGACTTTAGTTTAAGTAATGCAACTAAATTTTATGTTAACGATATTCAAATTGAATACAGAGTAATAAATAAAAGAGGCGGTTGATGAGTAGAGAGATAAGAAATTTAGTCAACTCATCTAACCAAGAAGCAAGTCTTGAAGTTGGAGTAGGGCGTGTTTTACCAGAAGGCGGTAGTTCAGTTAATTTAGAAGAAGGAAGGCTTGTAGTTAAAAGAAAATATAACAACCTTATATACAAATCTTTTATGTCTCGTGATGGCAATGAAATTGTTGATAAAAACCTTGACGTTGGTGGAAGGGTAAAGTCAAAAATAACAGCAGAAGATTTAATATTTAAACAAGGCCCTAATTTAGAAATATCTAGTGGAGCTATTACTGTAACTCATTCTTTACATGAAGTAGATGTTCAAGGAGCTAGTGGAAATGACGACCTAGATACTATTAATGGTGGAGTTTCTGGTCAAATTTTAATATTAAGAGCTGTTAATGGAGCTAGAACAGTAACTATTAAGGACAATGAAGATAATATATTTTTGCCCGGTGGTAGTGACTTTGCTTTAGATACGGCTACAGATGTGGCTGTGCTATTAAAAAATGGTTCAGATTGGTATGTTATTGTTACAGCGAGTATATAAATTTAAAGGATATAATTATGTCGTACGATAAAGGTAAAACAATAAAAGAATATATGCAAGGTGGCTATGCCCAACCTATGGAGTATCAAACTGGTGGTTATATCCCCGGAGTATCTAGTGCTTTATATAGAACTGGTCTTGATAGAAGAACAGCGATAGCACAAGATGAACAAAGAGAACAGGCTAAGGCCTTAGAAAAACAAGGTAAAAGAAGAGGTTTGTTTACTTCATTAGGAAAGCTAGGTGGCACAATTGCAGGTGGTGCTCTTGCAACTGCTCTTGCACCAGTTACTGGAGGTGCATCACTATTAGCTGGAGCTGCATTAGCTAAAGGGCTAGGTTCTGCTGGTGGTTCTTTTTTAGGAGAGAAATTAGCAGGAGTAACAGCAAGTGATGATTTTAGAAGAGTGGGTCAAGAATCTTCTACTGGTTTATTAGATACTGGATTTGAAGAGCTAGGAGATATAAGAAAAGAATATGGAGAAGGAGCTTTGGGCCGGTCTTTAGCAACGGGTTTAAGAACTGGATTAAGTGCTGGTGGAGCAGATTATTTAATGAATTTAGGTAAGGGTAAAGATGTTTTAGAAGCTGCTGAGGGAGTAGGTGGACAGTCTCTTGGTCAAACGCAAGGATTAGGGTTAAATGTTGAAGCGCCTTCAATGACTAATTTTGACTTAGGTCGTTTTTATGGCAATGTACCATCTCCTGTGTCTGAGGCATTAAGTTCTGGTAGTAACACAAGTAGTGGGTTAATAAACCAAGGAACTAATTTAGCTAGTTCAATAGGCGATATGGACTTTAATGTTGACCAGTTATTTCAAGAAGCTTATGGAACGCCTACTTTTGGCATGAACCAAGGTGGCAAAGTCTACGGATATGAAGATGGTGGAGTTATAGAAATGCTACAAGGTATAGCCAATAAAGCTAGCTTTGGTAGGCGAAATCAAGTAGAAGATATAGAACAAAGTAACGCTCCAATGATTGATATGGAAGCTGTTTTAGCTAAAAAAGAAATGCAAGACAATGCTGGATTTAGTATTGTTCCTACTGTTGGGGAATTTATGGGAGAAAAAATTTACCAAGGAACACCAGAAATGAGCAAATATTTAGAAAGCGATGATTACAGAAATTATTTAAAAACCAAAATTAGTGAATTTGATTCACCAAAAATGCAAGGATACGCAGGCGGTGGCTTAATAAACATGCTACCATTTAATAGGAGAATTATGTAATGGCAGATACAGTACCAGCTATGCTAGAACCCGGTGAGTATGTTATACGCAAAGATGCCGCTGAGGAAATAGGAATAGACAATTTAAATATGATGAACAATATAGATAGGTCTAGCCAGATGTATATGAATCATGGTGGCTTAGTTCCTCAATTACAACATGGTCACTCAGCTATAGATGAGTTACTAGCTATGAATACATTAAGCAATCAAGCTAATGTAGACATGACTAGGCAAAGCTCTATGATGAACCAAGGTGGTAAACTAAAACCAGTTCCAGAGGGTAACAAAGGTCTAGGTAAACTACCAGACACAGTTCGTAATCGTATGGGATATATGCAAGAAGGTGGTGAAGTACCACAAGACCCAGACCCTTTGCAAATAGAAGCAAGGATGCGTGGAGACTTTAAAAATATGGGCACTATAGGTGCTGTAGATTCTAATAATTATTATAGTAACTTGCTTAACGAGGCTATGAAAGATAGAGAGATGCTTGAAAAAGGTTCTTTTCTAGAAGGGTTTGCTCCATCAAAAGATAGAATTGAAGAAGATATATTTAAAGCTCTTAAGTATTATTCAAGAAATCATAACACATCTCCAAAAGTACAAGGCTATAATAATGGTGGTCAAGTATATTCTTACGGTTCTCAAACTACTGAAATACCCACTCTTGAAGAGGCACAGAGATTAACTGGGCAAAGAATAGATGACCCAGAAGGAGCAGGACTTCAAGAATATGATTTTTCAAGAGAAGAAGGTATTACTAGTAATATTAATAGACAAATAGCTAGTATGCAAAATCAATTAAGAAGTGCACAAGGAGTAGGTGGGGCAAGAATTGGTCAAGCAATTACACAAGCAGATACTATGGGTAGAGGATTTGAAGGTTTTGGTGGAAGGCAATCTGCGATAGATACAGCAACAACTCAAGCACAAAGGGGCTATGAATCTGGAATAGAAAGATTTCAGTCTGGTTTAGACCAAGCTAAACAAGATGAGTTTGAAAGTATAAGAAGTATGCGTGAGGGATACTTAACAGACCAAATAGGGAACATAGGACTAGAGGCATCACAAGAAGGTACTTCTGATTACAACATAGAAGATGACCCAAATTGGAACGCTCCAGAGAATCCAATTGAAAATCAACAATATGTTTTTAATAACCAAACGTATAGATATACAAATGGCAGTTGGAAAAAATATTAATAATTAAGGATAAACTATGGCAAGAAGTAGATATAATGTAGTCCCTCAAGGACAAATAAATATAGTAAAACCTCAAAGTGGTATAGATATAGTACTTGATACTCTATCTCAATACGCTAACCCTAACTACCAGTTAAATAGAAAAGAACTTGCTATGCGAGAAAGGCAAATGGCTACTGACAATAGAAGAGCTGATGCTACTTTAGAACTAAAACAACAAGAAGCTTCTGAAACCAGTAGAAGGCAAGATGATTTATTACTTATTGAACAGCAAAATGCTCAAACAGCTCGTGAAAAATATTTAGCTGAAAAGAAAGATAAGCAAACTGGAAGGCTAATGGAGGATTTTAATTTAATAGCTGGTAGCATAGAAACAAATGAAGAAGGTTTTAAAAGCCTAGAGGATAATATTGCTAAATATATGAGTGATAGTCCAGATGCTTTTAATAGAGCCACTCAAACAGTAAATGCCTTAAGAGCAAAAACAACCAGAGAAAATAATGAGGCTGATGCACTAGGGGCATTTTTTAATACTCAACTTACTGATGGCTTTGAGTATGACCCAGAGTTACATAGAGACTTATTTATAAAAGAACCGGCATTTAAAAATCAATTACTTAACAAAGCTATTGACGCTAGTTATGGTTCTCAAGTACCAGAAAATATGAAGTTAGCATATAATTCAGATATGAAAATACTTGGTGGGTTGTTAACTTCTTACGCTCAAGCACTAGGAGACTCTCAAAAAGAAAAGGCTTTAAAAGCTGTACAATCTGCATATATTCCTTTTAAAGAAAAATACGGGCAATATAATGCTGGTGCTTCTACTATAGAAGGTTTGATTGGGTACGAAGAGCCAAATGATGATGATATAAACTTAGAAGGTACGGAAAAAATAGAAGACGAACAAGGCATTTCATCTAATTTTCTCAATACATTATTTGGTGGTAGTGCTTTAAGTGCAAGTCCTACTAAAACTAAACCAGTTGTTAATAGAACCGGTACAGATAGGGAAGAACGCATAAGAAGAAGAATGGCATTAGAAGATATGATAGAAAAAGAAAAGTTAAATATAAGCCAAGGTGCAAACATAGGTGGAGAATTATTAAAAATGTTGTCGGGTATGACGCCACAATCAAAAGCACACGGTGGTAAAATACTATCTAAAAAAGAAATGTATATGCAGAGAAGAAAAAATAAAAGATGAATAAATCTCAGCTTCTAACAAAGTATAGAAATACTTATCCAAACCTTAAAAATATAAATGATGATAAATTATTTAATGCCTTAGTTAAAAAATTTCCAGAGTATAAAACTGAAATAACAGACTACTCTACTAAAACATCTGAGAATATATTTGATTCTTTGCCAAGCTTTATAAAACTAGGGTATAATCGCTCTATTCAAGGTATGGCTCAAGAAATGTCTACAGGGAAGAAGAGGTTTGACTTATCTGGCTATGAACCGGGTGTTGTTGCTGACATAGGTGCTGGCCTTGCATCTTTTCTTGCTCCTACTGATTTAGCTATAACAGCTTTAGGTGGTGGTATAGGTGGGGCTGCAGCTAAGAATGTTGCTACTAAATATGTATTTAAAAACCTAGTTAGGAACGGTGTAAAAGGCACAGTTGCTAAAGATGTTGCTAAAAGGGCATCTGTTAATATAGGTAAACAGACTGGTGCTTTAGCTTTGTACGAAGGATTTGGTGGTGCTTTACAACAAAAGAAAGACACAGGAGAGATAAAGTTAGGTGGTGTAGTTAAAGATACAATATCTGGAGCTGTATTAGGTGGCACAACTTCTGGATTTGGTACTTTTTTAACAGCTAGAGGAGCAAGTACTTTAAGAAAAATTGCTGGAGAAACAGCTGCTCTTGGAACTGTTAGTCCGCTTATAGAAGGAGAGCTACCTACTCCTCAAGATTACTTAACTGCTGGAGGTATGCTACTTGGTTTAAAAGGTGTATCTAAAGCAATGGGCTCTAAAACAGAATTAGAAAAGTTTATTGAAAGAGGTAGAAGACCATTAAATAAAAAAGAGGTAGTTGAAAATAAACTAGCAGAATCTTATGGAAGTCAAGTAGATACAATAGATTT